GCCATCAAAGTTGATTATTCCAACAGCATTGATGTTTGAAGCTCAACGGGTTCTACAATCTGACTTACAATCTGGTACTGACAACAACGATATTAACGCATTGAAAAACATGGGTATGATTCCTGAAACTCATGTTAACCATTATCTTAATGATGATGATGCTTGGTATGTTCGTACGGATGCTCCAGAAGGTATGACCTTATTTGATCGTGAAGCAATTAGCATTTCCGAAGATAACGACTTTGATACTAAAAACTACAAAGTTAGCTCTTATGAGCGTTATGTCTTTGGTTACTCCGATTGGCGTGGTTTATATGGATCACCAGGAGTTTAACTAACATAGGGGAGGCTTCGGCCTCCCTTTCTCGCTTGCGCCCAATGATGGGCGTTTAGGACAAACGCAAGGAGATTACAATGTCCACACCTACCCGTTCCCCTAATGGGATAAGCACTGATACTCAAAATGGTCCACTAGGAATGTTTATTCTTCCCGACCCAAGATCAGTGCATCAATATTTCGATGATTTTGATACTTACACTGCCGCTAACTGGACTGTTACAGAGACAGGTACAGCCACCCAAGCTTTGAACAATTCTGATGGTGGCGTTCTTTTGGTTACAAATGCTGCCTCTGATGATGATGCATCTTTCTCTAATAAAGTTGGTGAGAGTTTCTTATTAGCGTCTGGTAAAAAAGCATGGTTTGATTGTCGATTTAAAGTTTCTGATGCTACTCAGTCTGATGTTGTTATTGGTTTGCAAATTACAGACACCGCACCTCTTGCTGTTACAGACGGTGTTTACTTTTTGAAAGCTGATGCTTCACCCACAATGAATATGTTGGTAACTAAAGATAGTGTCTCTACCACAACAGCAGTTCATACAATGGTTTCTGATACCTATGTAAGATTAAGTTTTTACTATAATGGGATTGACGCTATTAAAGTCTTTGCTGACGGTGTCCATGTTGGAACCTCTGTTGTTACAAACTTACCTGATGACGAAGTTTTAACTGTATCATTCGGTATTCAAAATGGTGAGGCTGTTGCCAAGACAATGAGTATAGATTACATCATGGCCGCAAAGGAGAGATAGAATGAAATATACTATCCTTAAAGCTAAATCTGGTGTTGAAGTTAAATCAGAGGGTAAAGTCGTATTGAAAGCCAAGTCAGTTGATGAGGCTAAAGATAAATTGAGAAAACTTATAAGAGGAGAGTAAGATGGCTGCTCCCATAATCCAAGTACTTGACGATTCTGAAAAGAATTACGTTATCCATGTTATTGGTATTGCTGATACTGTTGGTGGTACGATTGTTGATATTTCTGCAACCTCCGCTAACACAAGGTACGGTGTTGCCACCAAATTAAGGTTAGACCGTATTCAATACGAGACTGATGCCACCATTAAATTTGATTGGGATGCTACCGCCAATGTGACATTTTTTGTTGCTCCTCCAGGCCAAGATGATAAGGATTATCGAGGTGTTGGTGGTATAAATAATAATGCTGGTGTTGGAGTAACAGGCGATGTTAAAATCCCCCTTCCGGCTGGAGCCTCTAATTATACTGCCACGCTTTGGTTTAGAAAGAAGTTTTAGTTGTAAACTTACCACACACTGTAACTTTAAAGCCACTCTCTTTAATTTGAGGGTGGTTTTTTTTATAAACGATCTATTTTTAATGGCATGATATTTCAAAGGATAGGTTATGACAAGGATTGCTTATAGTGAAGGTGGGAATGAGGTATTTGTTGAGAGGCTTGTTCCTCTTCCTGTTATTAATTCCACATTTCAAATACAGCTCGGTAATGTTGATGGATTTGAGCTTAGAAATATTGCTGCAGAAAATATCGCTGTAGGAACTTCTTTTGAAGATTTAAGTGATGTTGGCGGGACGCAAGTATTACCCACTGAGGGCAATCCAGAAGTTTGGGAAGTTGTTAGCACAAGCGACGAAGATAAATCAGGAGGTTCTGGCTCAACAGGAGGATTTGTGGAAAGCCTTGCTGATGGTTGGATCAGTAGGCCTAACCAGATTTATACTTTGAACGGGACAACTCCAGTCACACTTTCTGGTACTCATTTCAGACCTATAGGTGCTATTATAACAAGCCCAGACGGGGGCTGTAACGTAGGGGATATAATCTTCCGTGTTGCTGGTGGTGGTGCGGAAAGAATTAAAATTCGGGCTGCAGAGGGTGTTTCAAAATCGAGTTTGTTTAGTGTTCCTGTCGGTTTTACCGTATTTGCTCAATTTATTATCGCGGCTTCTGGAAAAAATCAGGATGTTTCTATACGATCCCGTATTCAATTAAATGGTGGGCCTCTTATTATCGGAGGTACTATACCTACTTACCAAGGGTCTATTGCTTGGCCTATTGTGGCTCCCTTCACCCTACCTGAGAAAATAGATATTCGGTTTGAGGCGAAGAGTACAAATGAAAATACTAGTGTAATTTCTTTTCTGGATTTGTTGATTGTCAGCAATGATAAAATTATAACACCACCAACAGTTGTTAGGAATTTCATGTGACGTTTATCGGGAAAAACATAAATGAAACCGCGCAGCAGTCAAAACTGTTTCCCGCGACAGGTGTTGCCACAAAACTAGTTGATTTCAGTGAGAAAAGATTAAAATTACGAGTAGAGATTCCTTGTAATAATTTATCTATGTGCGTTGTTGTCGCTGCGACTGAGGCAGAGGCAAACGCAAATGCCGGAGAGCCTATAGGCCAAGATTTTTCTTCTAACGATAATAGATTTATTCCAGAGGTAGTATTTGATGTTGATAGCGCATCACAGGGAGAGAAATGGGTTAAGGTGATCACAGGAACATCTCCCATCTCTTTGTACGTGAATGAATACACAGGTTGATATTTCACTAAACCATGATATACTCACCTATCGCAAGTCAAAATAGCGGTATAGGGCAATCTTATGCCAGCAAACGTTCAAAAACATAAAACTAAAGGTCGCGCCAACTATTACAAGAAGGGTGACAACAATGTTATTTGCGATTTTTCTGGATTCAAAGCTAAGTCCACAGACTGTAAATATATGTGGAATGGATTATTTGTTTTGAAAGAGTTTTGGGAGGCTAGACAGCCTTTAGATTACATTAAAGGTATTCCTGACGACCAATCCCCTAATGTATCAAGACCTGGTGGTCCTGACGTATTCCTATCCCCTGGAGAAGTAACCCCCTCAGACCTATGACCGAGCATATTAACTCGCGGAGATTAAAATGGCTGATAATACTAAACTACTTCGTCTTTTAGACAAAAATTCACATAAAAACTTTATTCAAAGAATATTCTTATTGGGTCAAGATAACCCTGATAGAGATAAACAACCATTTCTTCTTGATGAAGGCGGTCGGAAAATGACTCATCGTATGTCAGCAGAGGTTGACGATAGCGGTAATTGGTTGGTATTTCCAACGGTGTATTGGGATGATAAAGCTAAGCATTTAAAACAAGACGCTGATAATTATGAAGGAATGAAAAGGTCTATTGAGATGGATGATTATTTATCTTTCGGGAAAGATAAAGACGCGGCTTTAAGTTTTGCATCTGGTGGTTATAAAGACGTTGCTCGTTGGGCAGAGGAGGACAAATAATGGCTATTATTAAAACTCGAAATGAGATTATCACACAAGCATTAAGAATGATTGGAGCCTTGGCGGAGGATGAAGACCCTACATCTCCTCAAATATCTGACGGTGCTATTCGTCTGGACTGGATGGTCAAGCGTTGGCAGTCTACAGGTGTTCATTTATGGACAGAGGATGACGCAACACTCTTCTTGGTCAGAGGTCAGGCTAAATATGTTTTAGGTGAAGGTTCTACTGAGCATTGCACTACCTCTTTCACCGAAACTACCTTAAGTGCTGATGAGGCAAGTGGTCAGACCGTTTTATCTGTGACTTCATCTACAGGCGTAGCCGTTGGTGATTTTGTTGGAGTTGTCCAAGATGATAACGTAATTCACTGGTCAACACTTACAGTGATTAGCCCTTTTACTATTGCGGATGCTTTGACAGATGATGCGGCTAGTGGAAACGCTGTGGTTTATTATACCACAAATATTGACAAACCATTGAGAGTACCTGATGCTCGTAGGAACGAAAGCGGTATCGAAACATTTATGGAGCATTTAGGGCGCAGAGATTACTTAGACCTTCCCGATAAAGGCACTATAGGAACTCCTGTTCAGTATTATTACAAACCAAAAATTAGTACTGGTGAACTCTTTATATGGAACACAGCTAACAATGCGGCTAGCCAACAAGTTCTTTTTACATTTTATAATTTAATTGACGTATTTGATACCTCGGCAAGTGCGGCAGATTTTCCCGATGAATGGGTTCAGTCTATTGTTTATAATTTAGCGGTTGATTTAGCCCCCGATTATGGACAGACGTTACCACCTACTCTAATAAGAGATGCTGATAGAACATTTAAAGAGGCCCTTGAATGGGATGATGAAGATTCCCCTGTTTACTTTACATGGTCGCCAAGTAGAGGGAGGAGATAGGTGTGGAACTTCCCATTGCATGGAACTATTACGAATCTCGCTCAAAGGCATTTTCGGCTCAAAGGTTATTAAATTTTTACACTGAAATGGGTAATCAGGGAACCAAGTCTAATTTGGTTTTATTCCAACGTCCTGCCTTAACTACATTTACCACTGTTGGAACTGGCCCTATTCGTGGTGTTCATACGGTTAAAGGGGTTCCTTTTATTGTATCTGGGGTTGATGTGTTTACACTCGCCTCTGACGGTACTTCTACTAATTTAGGCACTATAGGCGGTTCTGGTCGTGTTCTTATGGATGATAATGGTGACGAAGTTGCTATTGTGTCTAATAATGCAGGAACTAACGAAGGATGGATTGCCACACTATCCGCATTAACACAGATTACAGACGCTGATTTTAGGGAACCTTCAAGTGTAACTTTTCAAGACAGCTATTTCATTTGGACCGAAAAAGACAGTGCTATTCTGTTTAGATCAGCAAGCTTTGATGGTTTTTCTTATGATGCCTTAGACTTTGCAACGGCAGAATATGCCCCTGATGATCTTGTAAGGGTGTTTAGTGATAAGTCTAACTTATTTGCAATGGGAACTGGAACAATTGAACCTTGGAATGGAACTGGTCTTGATGGGTTTAGCTTTGACCCAATTCAAGGTTCTGCACAAGAGGTGGGATTGCTTGCAAGGGATACCGTTGCCAAGATAGATAATTCATTCCTGTTCTTTGGTTCTGATGAGCGTGGTGGACGGACAGTATGGAAACTATCTCAAGGTTATGCCCCTCAGAGAATAAGTACCCATCCTTTAGAGAAGAAATGGGATGAGATTGCAGACCCATCTGAGGCATATGCTTTTACCTTTAGAATTGAGGGCCATGCTTTTTATGTTCTAACATTTCCTTCTGGCGGGACTTGGGTATATGACGCTTCAACTAATTTTTGGACAGAATGGCAAACTGATGGTCGGAGTGATTGGTTGCCTATTGGGTTTTCAAGTGCTTTCAACAAACGTCTTACAGGTGATTCAACATCTAATAAGATTTATGAATTAGATTTAAATGTTTTAACTGATGATGGAAACAATATTATTGTAGAGGCTGTTTCTGCTCCTGTTGCTTCTGAGCGCAATGAATTACTTACATTTAACTTCTTTAGAGTGGACCTTAAGGCGGGGGTAGGATTAACGTCCGGTCAGGGTTCTGATCCTCAAATACTTATATCTTGGGCTGATGAGGATGGTACTAATTTTGGGGCTGTTAGAACAAGGTCAATGGGTAAAATTGGTGAAACTAGAAAGCGTGTTTATGTGCGTAGGGGTGGGCAAGCTAGAAGCCGAACTTACAAAATACGAATTAGTGACCCTGTTGAAAAGATCATTATTGGTGGCTATGTTGATGTAACTGGGGGAACTTGGTAATGACACAGGTTCGTAAGACCCTAATACCCTCTGTTAGCAACCAAGTGCTGGCCGGAGAGGAAAAGTCTCCTTTTACTAGAATATGGTTCGATTTCTTTGTGACATTATGGGAAAGAACTGGTGGTCCAATTGATCGGTTTGCTGAAAATACCCCTACAGGTGTTATAACAGACTATGGAGGGGCAACCTCTCCTGATGGGTGGTTATTATGTGACGGAGCTGCTGTTAGCAGAACAACTTATAATGTTTTATTCGGTGTTATTGGAACGACCTATGGTGTGGGAAATGGCACAACCACCTTTAACGTACCAGATTTGGGCGGGAAAGTCTCTTTAGGCGTTGATGGTTCTTTTGCTCTTGCATCAACAGGTGGTTCTGAAACTACCACTCTGGCTATAACAAACTTACCTGCTCACAGTCACGGAGTAACAGACCCAGGCCACGACCACGATATAACCGATCCAGACCATGATCACGGCTCTACTAATGGTAATTTTGTTGTTGATAGTGGTGTCGGTGTATATCAAGCGGGTGCAAATGGCGGTACAATTCTTGATACGACAGCCGAGGCAACGGGGATAAGCATTGATACCAATACAACGGGTATAACAATTGATAATACTGGGTCTGGAACCGCCTTTACCAATCTCCCCCCTTATCTAGCCCTGAACAAAATTATTAAAATTTGACTTTATAGCCTGTTTTGGTTAAAATCCTACATCGGCATAGCCAGAACAGCCGTTTCTAAGGCAATACTGTGCTTTTTCAAGCTGTTAATGCAAATCATGTTAATCATGTTGTTAACCGTCCTGATGTACGGCCCTTTTGTGGTGGTATAGACGATAACTCATACCTTGATTTGTCCGAAGCGGTTAAAAACCCTAAAAACATAACCCTAGAATGTGGTGGTGGATACTTTATATTTGTTGCTCATGGCACTGAATATGAGATTCATTGTTCATTTATGGAGGGATGTAGGGGTAAGTATGCTGTTGATGCCGCTTTAGATGCGATGAATATTATGTTTGAAGAAAAGGGTGCAACCAAGCTTTTTGCTGAGATACCCGTTGATAATAAAAGAACATGTCGATTTGCCTCCCATATGGGAATGAAAAGAATAGGTCAGAAGGAATTAACTGCACCTGATGGGTGGACGTATTTAGCCCAAAGATATGAATTGGAGAAAGTATAATGCCTACCGCAGTCATAGCCGCAGGGATTGGAGTAGTAGGAGCCGTTGGCGGAGCCGCTATTAGCTCAAGTGCATCAAAAAAAGCTGGACAGGTTCAAACCGCAGCCGCTGATCGTTCAGCCGCCTTATCAGCCCAGACAGCAAGGGAGGGTATGGCGTTATCCTCTGCTCAGTACCAACAAACTCGTTCTGACTTAGCCCCTTGGAGGGAAACTGGTGCAAGAGCTTTAGGTCAATATGCTGGATATTTAGGTATTCCTCAAGCCCAACAACCTCAAGCTAGCGCAGGATTACCAAGTGTTGCGGGTGGCCCAAGGGTTAGCCCTATGATGTCGGGACAACCAAGACGGTTCAATGGCCCTCAAGGTAGATTATCGAATGGCATGGATGATGGTATTATCAATGCTGACTCTTTTGGAGGGGACTATATAGATGGAAATTACACAGGTGGTAATTACGGAGGAAATCTTCCAGAAACTAACTTACCTGTAAATACTGGAGGCGGAGTTCCGGCCCCTGTCGGTGGAGATTTAAACTTCACACAAGCTTTAGAGTTAAATCCTCAATATAAGTTCTTACGTGAAGAAGGTATGAGGGGAATTGAACGCTCTGCCGCAGCTCGTGGCTCCTTACAATCTGGTGGAACACTAAAGGCGTTATCTAAGTATAATCAAAACCTTGCCTATGGTATGTCCTCTGATTACTTGAATAGACTAGCATCTGTTTCTGGTGTTGGTCAAACAACCGCTACACAGACTGGTCAATTGGGTGCTAGTGCTGCCGCTAACCAAGCCAATATCCTATCAAATAGCGCGGCTAATCAAGGCAATGCTTATGCTCAAGGTGCGGCTGGTGCGGCCTCTGGATACTTAGGCTCTGCTAACGCATGGAGCCAAGGAATACAAGGTGTTGGGGATACGATTGGTGGTTACTTAGGGTATAGTCAAAGGAATAATCCTAGACCACAAATACAGCCTCTTGAAACAGGCAGAAGTTTGATGGGGTATTAACATGGGTGCATTTGAATCATATTTACAAGGTCGTCAAGCTAGACAGTCTGAGGATATTAACGAACTTAACATCGCGGGTGCTTTAGAGGCTCGTAATGTTCGTCAATCTCAGGCTCGTAAGACTGCTAGATTTGAGGGTATGTTGGGTGGTCTGGTTGATCCTCAGTATCAAGGCTTGGTTGAAACGGGTGGTGTTGAGGGTTTTAATCTTGCTGGTAAATTATCTCAAGCTAATGTTGCCCAAGATGAAGTGCAAGCGCAAGCAGCCTTTGATGAATTTGATGTTCTTGTTTCAAATATGACACCCGAACAATTTACTCCCGAAGCTAAGATTGAACTCTTTCAAAGAGCAGAGGCTATAGGCG